ATGACAATTTAGTTGCAGCATGTAAAAGATGTAATTACAGCAAGGGGGGGCGTTTTTTTGTGAGCCACAGGACACCACCGACCCCCATTGATCTTTCTAACCGACGAAACACCTCGATCGGACATGATCCTTTTGAATCAGATTAAACATGATTGAATCAGACCAGATCGCTTTAGATCAGGCTCAATCTAAATTAGGAGGTGTGCCAACTCCACGTATTCACTCCAAACTCAACGATCTGCCATCTAAAGGCCAGGAGATGATCGACTTTGCTGCTGAGGTTGGTATCCCACTTATGGAATGGCAGAAGTTTGTTGCTATTCATGGCCACAAGGTCAAGCCAGATGGTCGTTGGCACCATTCCGAGAATGGACTTGTAATCGCTAGGCAGAATGGCAAAAGTACATTCATGATGCTTCGCATGTTGACTGGAGCCTACGTCTGGGGTGAAGGCTTACAACTAGCATCTGCTCACAGACTTACGACATCCCTGGAAACCTTTAGGCAGATTGTGGCTTTGATTGAAGAAAACGACAAACTTGCATCCGAGGTCAAGAAGATCCGATGGCAACATGGTGCAGAAGAATTGGAACTCAAAGGTAATCGACGTATTGTTATTAAGGCAAGCAATAACGCATCACGTGGTATTTCCAAACCTGAAACAATTCACATGGATGAGTTAAGAGAGTACAAAGATCAAGATGCCTGGTCATCTATGCGATACACGATGATGGCTGCTAAGAATCCACAAACTTGGATTTACAGCAACGCAGGAGATCAGCATTCTGTTGTTTTAAATGCTTTACGATCCAGAGCCCTAGCGGCTGCCGGTGGTGCAATAGATGATATTGGTTGGTTTGAATGGAGTGCAGAACCCAACACTCCAATTACCCTTCCGTCGGGTGAGCCGAACTGGGATGCGTTCGCTCAAGCCAATCCATCTTTAGGTATAACAATCCATCCGGACAATTTAAGAGCAGTTATTAACGATCCTCCGGATATTGTGCGCACAGAAGTTCTATGCCAGTGGGTTGATACGATCAATTCAGTTGTAGATGCTCAAAAATGGCAATCATGCGCAATTGATCCTATTCCGCTAGATCCTGAGAAAACAATGTGGATGGGGTTGGATTTAAGCCCGGATCGAAAGTTTGGTGCTTTAGTCGCTGCACAAAGAATGCCGGGTGAAAGATTTTACGTGCAACTATTGCATACCTGGTCAAATGACTTCTCATTGAATGATTTAGCAATTGCAAACGATGTTGCGCCTTATTATCGCAAATACCAGGTAGAAACAATTGCTTACAGCAAAAGAACTGCAGCAGCCGTTGCCAGCCGTTTACAACAAGCCGGAATTCCCACAACAGACATGGATGGCGCAGTTTATTCAGAATCGTGCGATAGATGGCTTGGAGCGATTAACAGCCATCGTTTACAGCATGGGGATCAGGAAGAATTAAATCAACAAGTGCTATCTGCTGCAAGATTGCCGTATGGAGATGGAGCCTGGATTATCGGTAGAAGAGCATCGAGAGTTGCAGTATGTGCAGCCGTTGCAACTGCCCTAGTTTCATACTTTGCGACACAAGTGGAAACCGAGGTTGACATACAAATCGGATAAGTCGGACATAAGGTATAATTTACGCCAATGGGACTATTCGATCGCTTCACAACAAAACAAGCAACTGATCCGCTAGATGTTTCGGCGGCACTTGCCCCTTACAACAGTCAGCAATTAGTTGGTGGCATTCTATTTGGAACTACAACTGCATCACGTGAATCTTACATGGCAGTACCTGCCGGAGCACGTGCAAGAAATATTATCTGCTCAACAATCGGATCTTTACCACTTGAGCAATACAACCACTTTACAAATGAACATGTACGACCAAACCGAGTAATCATGCAACCAGATCCACGTGTTGCTGGTTCAGCAATCTACGCATGGATCGCAGAAGATTTATTACTTTACGGAGTTGCTTACGGAATGGTAATGGATGCTTACGCATCAACAGATGCTTCACGCATTCGTGCCTGGACAAGAATTGCACCTAACAGAGTATTTGCAAGTTTAAATGCGTTATCAACAGAGATTGAGTATTACACAGTAGATGGAAAGCGTGTACCGCCGTTTGGTTTAGGATCTTTAATTGTATTTAATGGTTTAGATGAGGGAATTCTTAATCGTGCAGGTCGCACAATTAAAGCAGCAGCAGAATTAGAAAAGGCTGCAGAGATGTACGCAAAAGAGCCAATGCCACAAATGGTTTTAAAATCAAATGGCACAAATTTAACTCCAGAGCGTATTTCAAGATTACTCTCATCCTGGACACAAAGCCGTCAAACAAGATCAACTGCATTTTTAAATGCAGATGTTGAATTACAAGCACTTGGTTTTGATCCGGCTAAATTACAATTAAACGAAGCACGTCAGTACCTTGCTTTAGAAATTGCAAGAGCATCCGGTATTCCGGCTTCATTCGTATCTGCAGAAACTACATCAATGACTTACTCAAACACACTTGGCGAGCGCAAAGCACTTATCGATTTTTCACTACGTCCAATACTTACAGCAATTGAGCAACGCCTAAGCCAAGCAGACTTCTGCCCTAACGGAATTGAAACACGATTTGATATTGATGATTTCCTACGTGGATCAGCATTAGAGCGTGCGCAAGTTTACGAAATCCTTAACAGAATTGGTGCGATGAGCATCGAGCAAATACAAGAGGAAGAAGATCTAATCCGATGAAAATCAATTTCCCAATAACGCTAACTGCAGCCGATAGCAATAAGCGCACAATTTCAGGTAAGATCGTATCCTGGGATGAATTAGGTATGACCAGCGCAGGAGCGACTGTATTCCAGAAGGATTCAATCGATTTTTCAAAACCAGTTAAATTATTACTTGAGCATGACCGCACACGTCCAATTGGTCGTTTGATGGACATTACAGCAGATGCTTCAGGTATTGAGGCAACATTCAAAGTTGCTGCAACTATTGCCGGAGATGATTCTTTATTAGAAGCAGCCGAAGGATTACGCGATGGATTTAGCGTTGGCGTAAAAATCAACGAATGGAAAAACGTAGATGGCGTATTACAAATTAAATCATCTAGCCTTCAAGAGGTCAGCCTGGTAACAGAGCCAGCCATCGATTCAGCACGTGTTGCAGAAGTAATTGCGACAGCAGAAACAGAGAATTCCGAAGCAACCGCTACGGATGAACAACCACAGGAGGAAAAAGTGTCTGAGATTATTTCAGAAGCCCCTATCGCATCCGAAGCGGTAGAAGCGGCACAAACCACTCCCGTAGTAACAGCAAACTACGTTGCTTACACAAAGCCACGTGTGAATGAGAATGTTACTGCAGGACAGTATGTTGCAGCACAAATCAAGGCAGTACAAGGCGACACAGATGCACGTGATCTAGTCGCAGCATTAGCAATCGGTACAGTTTCAGAAAACACTGGAATGGTTCCGCCTAACTACCTACGTGATGTTATTGGTGTTATTGATTCATCACGTCCATTCATTGATAGCATCGAGCGTGCACCGCTTCCTGCATCAGGATTAAAAATTTACACTCCTGTACTTGGAGCACAAGCAATTGTTGGATTAACAGCAGAAGGCGTTGAGTACGCATCACAAGACACTGCAGTTTCTTTTCAAGAGGACAACATCGTTAAGTTTGCTGGCGCAAACGTAATTAACCAAGAAGTTTTGGATCGTTCAGACCCATCATTCTTGGATCTTTTAATTCGTGAACTTGCTGCATCTTACGCACAAAAGACAGATGCTTACGCAGCAAAGATTGCATCAGAGGCAGCAGCAGGATCATCAGGTGCATCAATCTATGCAGCAATTGCTGATGGAATTGCAGATGCTTATGGCGTTATGCGCTTCACACCAAACCGCTTGATGGTTGCTCCTTCAGGTGGAACAAATGGCATTGACTTTGCTGGATTACTTGGCGCGGTTGCAGATGGTCGTCCACTATTTGCAGCAGCAGCACCACAAAATGCGGCTGGTTTAATTTCACAAGGTTCAACAGCAGGAACAGTCGCAGGACTTGACCTAGTTGTAGATCCTAACTACACAGGTGATAATGCCAATGCTAAGCACGCATTAGTTTACCCATCAGCAGCAATGCGATTCCACGAGTCAAGCCTTTTTGACATTCGTGCGAACATCGTTGCAAATGGTCGTGTGGAAATTGGTCTTTACGGATATGCAGCAGTAGTTAACCGCTACCCATCAGCATTCCGCAAGTTATCAGTAGCAGGTTAATCAATAGTGCCGGGGGTTGCTCCCGATCTCCGGCATCTTTGTAATGGGAGTTAAGGAGAAGACATGCCAGCAATTATTACTGCCAGTGAGTTAAGAGCAGTGCTTGGCGTGTCTTCTGCCTTATACAATGACACATATTTAAACGAAATTATTGATACCGCAGAAGGCGTGATCCTTCCAATGTTAGTTTCATTTAAGAGTCCAGTTCAAGAGGCATCACTAACAGACAACGTAGCAACATTTACAACTTTGGGCATTCATGAGTTTACAGCAGGACAATCAGTCGTTATCGCAGGATGCGGAGCACCTTACAATGGAACACGCACAATCTTGGAAGATAATCTTGGACAATATACATTTTCATGCGCCATTACAAACGCAGATGTGGCAAGCGCAAATATCATCCCATCCGGAACTGCTACCTTATCTTCAGCATCAACTTATGTTGGCAACCAGCCAGTTCGCTCAGCCGTATTCGTAGTTTCTTTAGAAGTATTCCAGTCTCGCCTTGCAGGAGGAGGTCAGATTGAAGGCGTAGATTTTACCGCTACTCCGTTCAGAATGGGTAGAAGTTTATTTAATAGATGCGTGGGCATATTAGGCGCATTTATAGATGTTGAAAGCATGGCTCAATAATGCCATCGACAATTTTATCTTCAGTTAGGCAACCACTTGCAACAGCACTTGCTTCAGTAGCAGGTAATGTTTACAGTTTTGTTCCAGAGTCAGTGATTCCACCAGCAGTGGTGTGCGTTCCAGATTCTCCGTATCTTGAATTAGAAACAATTAGCAAGTCTGCTATTCGTACAAAAATAAATATGACTATTTCAGTCGCAGTTGCTTACAACTCAAATCCTGCAAGTTTGGATAATATTGAGCAACTCATCCTAAGTGTTCTGGCAGTAATCCCGGCGGGTTACATAGTCAGTTCGGTCGAAAGACCAACAGTTACACAAGTTGGAGCATCAACGCTGCTTATCGCAGATGTTCGAGTTTCTACCTACTACACACAAACCGCATAAGGAGAAATCATGGCAACCGTAGTTATTACCGGTCGTGATGTTTCGTTGTCTTTCACAGGTGGAACAGACATCGAAGCACAAGCGACAAACGCAGTTCTAACCAAAGAGTTTGATCGTCAGACTTACCAAACACTTGATGGTGAGGCTTACAAAGTGGTCAATTCGACTGGATCATTCCAGTTAGATATGTTGGCAGATTGGGGTAAGGCTAACTCAGTTTGTGAAGCACTTTGGACTGCTTGCGACACAGCACCAAACTCAGAAATTAGCATTACACTTACAGCAGCAACTGGAGCATCATTTGTGTTTCCAGTATTGCCAGTTTACCCAACCGCAGGTGGCTCAGGAGTAGATGCTCAAACAGTATCTTTTACATTCCCAGTCGCACGTGGCGAAGTTACTGAAACATTTAGTTAAGAAATAAAACGGGAGC